CTCGTACCAATGGCTCTTTCTTCTTGCCCGATTGTAGAGCCAATGTTTGTGCCAATTTGGGCAGCACGAAGCCTAGCATTACGATCTGCTTCGGTCTCCTGAGACTGTATCTCAGCTTCAGCTAAACGAGCCTGTTGATCTCTACCCACATCAGCGTCCATACGAGATGCTGCAGCGTCAAAGCCCTGCCTTCTTATATCGGCTATCATTCTGGCTTCATCACCACCAGCCTCAATATCTTCAAGTGCTGCACGGGAGCTAGTAGAGCCAAACGCACCAGCTTGAGCCTGTCTGCCCTGTCGTGCTGTTGTTATTCTGTCTGCTTCTCTTTGGGCTGCTTCTACCTGAGAACTTACACCACCAGCGTTCATATAGGCTTCGATTCCTTCGCCTTCCGGTCTATTCAGTACAGACGCTCCATCTACTGTAGTTCTAGCCGTTGGATCAGCACTTAATATATCACCCACTGCACTACTCGCAGTGTCCATCGCACTCAGGCTTGCTGGTGTGAACTGCTCACCATCTGCTGGTGGTCCTTGTGGCTGACCTCCTGGTATGTTTTGCTGTTGCTGTCCACCCTGTGGCCCAGCATTAAGACTTTGAGGCATACCACTATAGTCAGGTGGTTGTTGACTAACTGCCGATGGATCAAAACCTACTGGTGGCCCCCTTACAGCACTCATATCGGTTTCTGGATTCTGAATCGTTGGTCTAGTTAGTCCAGGACCACCTGTTCCTTCATACCTACCACCTGGTGCAAAATCGGCATCTGTACCACCACCAAGCCTTCCACCTGGACTAAATTCATCGCTAAAACCAGGTTCTGGCTGTTGCATACCCCGTCCATCACCTGGACGGGGCGTATAGTCTTCTACTGACGGCATACCCTGTGGTATAAGTGGACCAAAGTCCATTTGAGGCTGAGTCGGGTATCCTGACGGCATTGACTGTGCAGTACCACCCGTTACTCCTGCTGCTTGCGTAGAACCAGGTCTTGGTGCCCCAGTCGGTACACCCACTGCTCCTGTTCCACCACCAAATTCATCGCTAAAACCAGTTGGTTGCTGTCCACCCTGTGGCTGTAGCTGGAAAGCAGCCTGTGCATCCTGTCTAGCCCGTGTTGCTGGATCGTTAGACAAACCTACTGGCCCTGCTAAAGATGGGTCTTGATAAAGCATTCCACCACCGCCAAATTCATCGCTAAAACCTGGTGGTGGCCCACCACCCATACCAGGCTGATTAACAGGCATAAGTCCACCACCAAAGTTGGGTCCACCCATGCTAGGTGCTGATAGTGCTGGCCCACCACCAAATTCATCGCCCCCATCACCAAATTCATCGCCCCCATCACCGCCTGGAATCCCTCCTAGCTGATTAAACGACTGTTTTGACGGATCATAGGACTTACCCATGCCACCAGCAGTACCAAAACGGGCTACAGACGTTGCTTGAACGCCACCTCCAGAGGCAGCTCCACCACCCCCTGATCCCCCTGATTGCCGTGCTGCATTCCTAGCTTTTTCTGCTGCTATGTTGTCCCTCTTATACTGCTCCATAAACCCACCTGCCCCGACTCCTGCTTTTACCTCTGCAGGGGTTGGTTGAAATCCTTGGGTAGCTAGTTTCGCTCGTCCAGCAGGAGTAAGATCGCTGCCACCTTCACCGCCTCCATCACGGAACTGGCCGTCTGCCCTAACCCTAGCTGCTTCTCCAATAGCCGTATTAGGATCATAGGTGGTACTAGCAGTCTGGATCTGATTCCGCTCCTCTACACGGGCTGCTGCTGGAACTCCTGATGGCAACTGCCCACCTGGTTGTTGACCACCTGGTTGTTGTTGACCACCTGGTTGTTGTTGACCACCTGGTTGTTGACCACCACCTGACGGCCCTGGATATGACCAGTTCGCTGTAGCTGTATCCTGCCAAGGCTTAAATCCTAAATTCTGGGATTTATACGCACCTGGTCCCATGAGCCTGTTTGTCAAAAACTGCTGTCCAGTCTGACTCATATTGGACATCGTAGAAGTCGGCCCTGAGAATGTGGTTGAATACGGGTTGGTAGCCACATAGCCCTGAGTAGCATTATAAAGATCATCCTGCTTCTTTCTGGTTGCAGGGTCTAGCCTAGTTCCTGTAGTCTGCTGTTGCCCTGGAGAGCCAAAAAAGCCTGGACCGCCACCACCACCAGCTCCCCCCCCACCACCACCACCACCGCCACCCAGCTTATTACCGAGCTTATTACCGAGCCAACCTGCCGCCTTTGGTAAAACTTTTCCAGCAACTAGACTTGCGAGTTGTCCCCACATTATTTTCCACCCTTTTTATGCTTAATGGTCCATTTTATAGTCAATGTTCCTGCATTATTGGCAGAAGTGCCATTATGCGTTGAAACACTCGTAATCTTCATACTGTTGCCGTCCCTAAATTTCCTGAATTATCTACTGTAACCTTATAACGAGTTCCGTTAGGACTCACCAGTATTAAACGCTCATTGTTTGCTAGGTCTACATCTTCAAATTTCTTGAAGTTACCCCTATCTGCCAACTCTAGCGATAGGTTGCGTTCCGACTCCCTAGCAAGAGAGTATTCTGGGGGAGTAGGTGGCAACACCAATCTACGCCCACCGGATGCTCCTGATACTGTACTCATCGCCTACTCGTAGCTTGCATTTGAATCCTTGGAACTCCTAAGTTCCAGGCATTTGCCGAAGCACTGCTAACCTTCATAGTGAACTGCCTACCTTGAAAACGGATAGATGTCGGCTCGGATAATGTAATTGAAGCTGTCGTACTAGCAGTAGAAGTCGGATACATCTGATAGCTGAATATTACAGTTCCGTCTCCTGTGCTAGTTATATCAGGGATATACTTAGTCGCTGAAACCAACCTGTCCCCATCACCGATTTCTATTGGACCTGACTGTGCATATGGCACAATGGCACTATCGCCTTCGTCCTGATAAACGCCACCAATTTCCTGCTCATAAGGGTATCCAGATGTATCGAAACAGATAGGTCTCTCAAAGACTCCCCTTGAGGTGACACCACTTCTAGCTAGCGTCCCAATAGCCCAATGTTGCTCCTCATAATTAAAGCTAACATAGGCACTTACCTCAGTGCTGTCAGATGCAGGATAAAACCAGAATATCTCAGAGTGTAAGCTATTGTGCCACGCAATCACTTTGCTTGCTTGTGCTTCTGTCATCTGCGTATTGATATAATCTTCGACATCCGAAGGGATAGATCGCACATAGCCGTCATATGTGAAAAAGCCATTTCCTGCATTGCCCATCCAGTATGCAGTGTTATTAGCTACTGCAACTGCATTTATTGATACAGGCCCACAGTTCTCACCAACTCTGTTGAATTGGTAGACATATGGTTGACCTACATACTGTGCGATATGTGCGTCTGTAGTTGTAAAGAGCAGAATTTGATCTCTAATAATGACCGATCCTAGCAAGTCACCATTTGTCGTAAGAATCTGTGATCCTGCTTGGTTGGTAGCACTTGGGGTCCAGTCAGTATTGTCTTCAATGTCCGACCAAAACACCTCTCTACGATTTTGCGTACCACCCGATGTAGTTCCACCGAAACACATCTGTATCCTTTGAGGGGTAACAGTTGTTGCTATGATTTTTGTCGGAGCATTGCTTACTAGGATTGCATTAGTACCTGTTCCCCCACTCGTATCCCATATCCACAATCTACCATCAGCAGGGGTAGTTCCTGTTAAGTCTTCGCCCCACATCGCAAACGACCATGTTGTAGCTGCCGTAGTATTGCCCAAGTCTGGCCTAGCAAGTCCATAGGTTGACTTACCATAATGCCAGTCACCATAGCCTGTATTAGGATCAGCGTCTTCTTCGCCTGGAGTTAGTGCAGGACTAGTGGGAGTAATGTCGTAGTTAACTCCATCGTCATCGTATACATACAGTGCCTTGTAGGTTCCTGTCCCAATCCATCTATCACCATCATTGTCTTTCCAAGCAATTGATGTTCTAGGTATGCCGTCAGCACTAGGGATAGGATCAGCAGGAGAACCCCATGTTCTCCAGCCTCCTATCGGCCCCGTAGCTCCCATAGACCAACGTATGCAGTCGGCATCCAACCACCGGCCTTTGGCTTGATAGTCTGTACCCTGCTTATAGACACCTGGTTGCAGCTTTATTGGGAAGTATGTAGCCATGCTACTCCGTTATGATTTCGCTCGTCTCTTCTATTACCAAATGTGGCTCACCATCTGCCAGCTCACCAGAGAGAATATTACAGCCCTGGATGCCAGTACACTGCATGGCAAAGTCCATCTGCTGTTCAACAAACCTTTTCTGTTCAAACAAAGCTCGAAATATCGCAGCCTGTGAAGGTAAAAGGTCTACACGTTTTCCTATCACTCCATTACTCTTTGCCATTCCTATTCTCCATTAAGATTCTTTGCTCTATCTCTACTGCTATTAATCGCTCACTGTGAGCGTCCACCTTCTCGTCTAACCGAGATACTATTTTTTCTATTTGAGTTATTGACTGCCTTGCTCCATTTAACCCAACCCTGACTCCACCATACGCTGCCCCTGCTGCTGCTGGCACGGCTAGGAGGGAGATGAGTGTAACCATGCCATCAGGCTCCATCTTCAACGATCATCATTGTCTCGCTTCAGTGGCTCAAGGATTGGACGGCCATCGTCATCTGTCCAGTCAATGCTAGGATCTTTCATGTGATCGTCCTGCCTTTCAGCCACAACCATCCAGCTAATTGTATCACTGCTAGTCGTGTCTTTACAGGTGAGAATCAAGGTTGAGCCTGACACCGATCCTCTCACTGCTGACCATCCATCTTCGTTCTGCAAAAAGACCTGTGGATCACGGCATAGTAATTCCCAAGTGCCGTCTGTCAATCCGACTTCTTCGTCCAGATCCACACTGGCACTTCCACTAGAAAGAGCTACAGAACCTCTATAAATCAGATCGGCACGGGGACTCTCAGTAAATGAGTGGACGAGGGAGTGAGTGTCCTTCATTGACGGCAGTGGATGGTCGATTTTGAAGCTACCCGAACCCTTGGATAATGCTCCACTGACGTCCAGATTGGCATTCATATCCACTAGCGTGGTGTTCATTTCGATCTCTGGACCATACAAATCCAGAACCGTGGTGCTGGTCCCATTGACCATGATATTAAAAATCATCTCGCCATCTTCTGTGCCGTCTGTAACGTCGGTGGATTTGGTGGTGATCTGTGCATAGGTGATCATTTCATCTGCACTGTTGCGTCC